GTAAAGCACCAGATGACTGGGATGAAGCACGAAGAGTGCTAGGAGAGATGAGTATAGAAACTTTGGTTGTAGATTACGACACAATCTACAAGACATCTCGAGGTAATAAGAGTGGTGAGTATCTTACCACTATTATTAACTCGATAGTGAATGATCTATATTCATTTTATTGTTGGGTTAAACTAACAAAGAAGAAAGATTTTTATCAATTCCGGGTGAATGTAAGAACTGTTTCATTTGGAGACGATAAAATAGAGTCAGTATCAGACAAATTCTTTGAGATTTACAATTATAAAAATTGTGAACAAGTCTTAAAGGAGATTGGTCATGTGATAACACCAGGAGGTAAAACAGGAACATCGAACGTTAGTTCGATCGACGATCTTGAGTTTTTGAAAAGACGGTTTGTCGAACACGGCAGATGGTTTTATGCACCACTTAAGAAAACGTCGATAGAATCACCGTTCGTTTGGTCCTCAATACCCGAAAGCGAATTTGAGATTTGGTATGGTCTAGTGGCAGAAAATCTGTATGAAGCAAGCTTGTGGGGTCGCGAATACTATTATGAGTTTAGAAATAAGCTCAGACGGGGCGACAACGTAAAGCTAGTTGAACATCTAGCACCATTGCTAAATCGGAAGTTCGAAGAAGTAGAGAATGCTTATGAAACTCGATATGTAACGCGAGAATCAGGTATACGTGATTATGAGCAATTCGAATGATACTGAATTTGGAGAGTATGTTTTTCAGAACGATTTAACGACTTTCGAGGCGTTAAGTAAGTTAGACGTCACAAGCGTGGGTCGAGAGGTGGCTGATCTGCAGCGGGAGTTAGCTCAAACGCGATCTGAGTTGAGTGATCAGGCTGTAGCATTAGACAATCTAACGGCAAGAGTTAATACTGATAGCTTTAGGATAACAGATCTGGAAGTTGAAGTTCAAGCTCTTGCAACTGGAGTGTCCGATGTTACTAGTCAGATAGAAACACTTAATGATCGAGTCGAGCAAGTTAGTTCTAACGTGTCAACTTTGGAACAAACTGTAGAAACTCTCACTAGTCAGTTTAGTAACCTGTCGATCCGTGTTGATGACGTATCGCAGCGAGCTGATCAAGCTATTGCTGATGCGGCGCAAGCTAGTTCGCAGGCTGGAACGGCAAATACCACAGCATCAAATGCTTTGGCTATAGCTAATACAGCTGAACAGACGGCTCAAGGCGCAGCAGCACAAGCTCAAACAGCTCAAAATACGGCTCAAGCAGCCCAAGTGACAGCCACTACGGTCCAATCACAGCTTAATGCTTTGACAACACCCGAAAGTGGACGAATACCTATCTTGCTAGGAGCAGATTCCTCTAGGCTCATTGTAGTCTCATATCCAGATACCCAAACATGGACGTATGGAGTGAGACTTGATGTACCTTCAGGAACTCTGGCCCAAGTTAGTCAAGTGTATTCAGGTCAGGTCGCAGCGTATAACGAAAACGGGACGTGGATAACAGCAGGTTCTCGACTAGGTAATTTCGCAAGAATAACCTTTATCAGCCAAGAGAACTTTAATCCGGCTAGCCAGCCTTACCCAGCAGGCGGAGCTGGTTACATACGCCCTGGAGTCTATCTTCTGCGATATGGGACAGTTAGCACGTATAATGTGACGATAACTGTTCGGATAGTAGATATAATTGTATCACCATTATGACAGATATACAGAATAAGTTTAACCCAAAAGTCGCTGGCCGGAGTCAGCGCAATATGTCAGGGAATGATAGGAAACTACCAGTCCAATCAATAAAAGTCAGTAATATGCCAGGACATATTAGGATATTTATGCCATCGCTACCAAAAGGTAAGGATATCGACACGTGGGATGCTATAGAAGAAGGTAATGTGATATCTGAGGTTGGTTTTGCCGAGAAATGTTCTCTACCTTGTGTAGGGACTGATTTCTTGGCTTTTCCACTTCGAGATAGACCCAAGCCTAGGTTTGAGCCACAATTTGTGTTTGGAGGAATTGATCTTGGGCATGCATACTCAGCTATGCAACCAAGATTGATTTCTCTCCCAATTGTGGGAAGTAAGATCACATTGGATCCCATATTGACGGTTGACCAGTTAAGACTCATTCAGAGTTACGATTATGTAAGAGCGGATGCAACATGGGTGGTACAGATACCATCTCCGTTAGGAGTGGCTATGGTTTTGCGGGCTTACGCCCCAGAGCTTGACTCCACGACTGAGACAAGAGGTGTTAGATGGAAACCTAATGCAGTAACAGCTATTGCATTCAAAACAAGCTGGAGTAATGATCTAGCTTATGTAGATAAGACGACAGGTAGAATAGGTCAGTCAGGTCTCTCAATTGTTATAGAGACGGTTGAAGATAATTCTGTAGATCAGGTCAACACACCACTACGGGCAACCATATGGTGTGCTGTTCATGATCTTCGAGGGATTGTTATCAACCATACTGAAACTGCATGGGTTGGTGACGGGCTACCGGGACTTAACTTTGTGCCGCAGACAGTTACACCACCTTCAGAATGACGGACGTACAAAATACAGAGGTCCAAGCTGAGGGAGCGACTACTTTGGTAGACACCAAAGCCGCTAATGTTGTAGAGTTAACACCACAGAAAGATGCCCCATTGCCACAGGAACCAAAACCTGGTGCAGGTAAAGCGCAAACAAAGAGAAACCAGACTGGTGCTATAAATGCTAGATTTACGCCAGTGACGAGAATAACAGCAGGTGAAGCTGCAACGCTTACCTGGTCATCCATCACGATAGACCCATACACATTCACAGCCCGTGGAGAGAGCTTCAATTTAGCGTGGAAGCGAAATCTTTGGCAAGGTGGAAGTCAGAGTATGGGTTACCTTACAGGACTGCAACTCCAGATAGTTATAACGAGACCTCCGCAGATCTCGGGAATGCTGGAGTTTAAGGATAGTACTCGCGGTGCTTCAACACGCTACCACGTGGATTTCGGTGGTCGAGTAGAGTTCCCAGTTATGACTAACGTAATTGCGAACCCCGTTAGACCAAGACACTGGAACACACCGGTTGTGAGAACTAATGAAGCGGGGGTGGTAGTTCGCTATCGCCCTATTGCGTTTAACAGAACAGCGGATATAGCCGAGGTCAAGGTTAATGTATTTGCCCGACCTGGACATGCCACGTTTCATACACCGATTAAGCCAAAACCGCGAGGGACTAGTGCCTTTGCTGAGTTGGCTCGTGATCTAAGTGTGGTAGTTCAGGAGAGTGATGATGACCCTCATTTGGCTCCAGAAGCAGGAGGTGAGCCAGAAGAAGGTGCATTTGACACTTACTATCAGGACGATGACATTGATCAGGATCATTACTGGATTCGCCTGTGGCAGGGAAACCTGACACCTGGGACTACAGTGGCTGTTCCTCTGAATTTGTCAGTTATTCAAGATGTCTCGGATCCCGGGACCGATGAAACGACGATAAATCAAAAGTTCGAACGGTTTGCTCATGTGATGCCTATGGAAGAACATGATGGCGACCTTGGTCCAACAATCGGGGAGTATGTTATACATACCCGATTGCCGACCGGTGTCGCCGCATCCTTAGCCCATGTGTGTTTGCCGGACGATCTGTCTGATGAGGTGGCGTTGCGAATGTTTGGGTTATCATCCTTACTTAGCATTGCTACTTCTGCTTTGTCGTCAGTTGGCGGTCCTGTGCTCTCGGGCTTAGTGAGTACAGTTCCGAAGCTTATTGGGAATATAGCAGGCGGTCTCCTTGGAGGTAAGCCTGCAGATTCCCAGCCAGCTTCGAATGAATCAGCAATACCAGCTAGCGTCGGGGGTAAAATCCCGTTGGCTAGATTTATACAGTTCTTAAAACCTGTAGCGCAGAATTTGATAACAGATCCTACGTTTTCAACGCTTGCGATGGAAATATTCGATCTTTTGTCGAATGATAGCACCCGCGCGATAACATCTATACCGGCAGCGGTATTCATAAAGATGAGAGGACGCGTGGAGAGAAGTTTGTTCAACCGAACAATAACTCCGCTTAGTTCGATAAGCAATC